ATAGTTTGTGCCATCTACTGAGGCTTCAAATGTGATTGTGCCAGTGAATGTGCCAGTTACTTGAAGAACAACAGTGTCTGCGGTTAGTGCAGTCAGTGTCAGTGCTTCTTCTGCGACGCCAAGTGTTTTAGATTCTACTGATGGGACTAATGACATGGTTATTTCTTCTTTCCTTTAAATGATTGTTTGGACACTTAATTACATCTTCTTGTCTGTACGGGTTTTATATTTTGATGGTTTGCCAGACTTTGGCGGAAGCATTCCCTTATCTTTTGGTTTGCCCTTGCTTGGTGTCTTAGGCAGTTTTAACATACCCGGATCTGAATCTTCTGGACTTGGCTTTTTTGCGCCAACAGCCTTTTTATATGCCTTAGCCATAGGAGACTGAGTTACTGCAACAACAATTCCGAATTTAGGCTTCTTCATTGTTCCAACTCCCTTTGTGCTTTTACCGACATAGTTGAGTTATTTACAGACTTTTTCTTTCTCTTACCGTAAGTCGCACGAGCCTGTGCTCTAGCGGCTTTTTCTTCAGCGGATCGTGGTTGACCCTTTTTAGCGACCTTGATACCACGCTTTGCAAGTCGTTGGTTAACGAACTCTTGGCGTGCTTTTTCCGCTTCAGGGTTCTTTAATGCTTTGTACGGTTTAACAGCAGGTTTCGTTGATGTGGTAGCAGTAACAGAAGCCTTTGTTGGTTGTGACTGTTGCTTGATAATTGCAGATGGTTTGTTTCCAACAATTTGAGCAGTCTTGTATGCGTCAGCCATTGCTTGGTCTCTGTTTGGCTTAGGAGGCGTTACTGCTGGCTTATTGAAACCTTCTGGTTTACCAACAGCAGGTATCCCGCCTTTTGTAAAAAACCCCACAATGTTTTTTCCAACATTGGCAAGCGCCGCACGATTAGCCGCAGCAGAACCTTTTGGAGGTTTTGTTGATTTAGTAGCGCTCTTATATGAATCAGCCATTGAAGGTTTTTGACCCGGTGGATACTTTTTAGATGCCATTATTTTTTGTCCTTGCTCTTAGGTTTTGGTTTTGGTTTTGTTTTTGGCTTACCGTATTTCTCTACTAATGCTTTGTCTTTCTTCGCTTGCTTAGTAGCAGGAACCTCTATTTTTTTGCCTTTTTTCATTGGAGGCAAAGTAATTTTGGGATACTTTTTGATTTTCATTTTGTCTCCAAATGCCAAGTAATATGTCCGTCTAGTTTTGTATCAACTTTGTCAACCTTTGCTGACACCTCATGAAGAAGAGTTCTTGCCTCAGCATGCTGTTCAGTATTTTCTTTACGCAACGATTGAACCACAATCACTAAAGGTCCGCCAATGAAAGCCACAGCAATAGGGACAAGCCAATCCATTAGATGAGTTCCCGCCGACTTGGAACCTTCTCAATGAGCCCTGCTTTGAACTTTGGTGAATCTTCCATTATCCGTTGTTGCTCTCTTTCGGTAGGACCGTGGAAGTTTTCTTTGCCGTAAGTGAAGCCCAATCGGACAGATTTGACATGACATTTGAAGCAATACCCTCTTTTGATGTCATTATCTGCCTCAATCGGTTTTGAACAAGAAGAACAATACATAAATCCCCTATAAGTAAGCCGAAATCATTACATATCCTAGTACGACGAGAACTCCCCAATGAAGTACCTTTCTCGTTCAGTTTTAGGTTTTCTAAGTTTGGACGCAAAATAGTTGATCGTCCCAAACGGGGCATCAGTTTTTGGGCGGTATTCAGGAAGCCACACATACTTCAGCATCTGATTAGCGATAGCCAAACTCATCACCCTGTCATCGTGGGGTGAACCATGGGTAGAGCCATTGTCGTCACGGACAAAGGTTTTCAGTTCTGCTACCGTGAATTCGCACAACACTTTCAATACCCCGTCACGAAGGTTGGCGCTAAGTTCGTCAATAGCCAACGGTTTAGTCAAAGTGGTTGTTCTCCAACCAAGTTGCTCAGTTTGTTCAGGGTGGCGTTGATTTAGTCGTCGTTGGCGGTAAAGGTTGACATAACCTGCCTTGTTTAAAGCGGTCAAAGTGGTTAAACCGTGGTTGTTTGATTCAACGCCAATAACTGCTTCGTTATAGAAATATCCCAAGGCGTAAAGAATTTCTTCACCAAATTTGTCGGGATCAACATGTCCGTGCCAGTGGGCGACAACTAACCCTGTTTTAGCCTCAATGACATGGGCTGTGGAATAGTCACCACGAGCAAGTCCTTCAGCGACATCCGCCCCTATCGCGTAGGTCGTTCCAAACATGGGCAACTGCCATATAGATAGCGGACCGCCCGTTGATTCAAATATGAACGCATTTTTTGAGTCAGACAATTTTTTGTTAAACCCTTGTTTGGGTTTTTCACAAACAATGTTATGTAATACATCAATATCAAATACAGGTCTACCTGAACGGATAAAGGCTTCCTCAGGGTTAGATGGGTACTCTTGGTGTAACTGCCAAGGTGGTAGTTCTAACGACTGTGCGTCATACCAAGATTGGTCACGGTCTCCGTTTGCTGACCACGGGAAAAAGATGCCATGGAAACGATTTGTTCCGTTTTGCGATCCTTGCCACAAAGTGTAAAAGATGTTTCCTTCACCTTTGGCTGTGGACAAACAGATAACACGACCACCGACATCGGCAATAGGTTCAATTGACGCCCATGCTTCTTCAGGGTTCGGAAGGAACGCCATTTCGTCAATGATGGCTAGATATACGGATTCACCACGGGCAGGTTCGTTTGCGGATGGCATTGATTCAATAACTGAGTCGTTGCTGAAAACCATTTTGAGCACATTGTTTTGCATCAGTTCAGGTCCTGCTAGTTGCAACCATCGTGGCATGAACTTGTAAATATATTTTGCTTTAGATAACAGTTTTGTGGCTTCTCGTTCTGTTTTAGACAACATGACGATGAAACGATCAGACCAAAAGAACGCCAACCACAATGCGAAAGCGGCTGCGAGTGTTGAGAAACCGATCTGTCGGGCTTTTAGAACAATGGTGTTTCTGTTCCCCAACCATGCCCGTACTGTGGCTATCTGTGCGGGGCGTAGTTCAAACTGTATGCGCCCTTTGCTTGGGTGTTTGATGTACGCAAAGTTTTTGCAGAAGAATTCAAAGGCTTCTACAAGTTGTTCTACATCAGCGTTTTCAGGTCCGCGACATTTCCTGTAGTTGTATTCGTTGAGAAGATCGTTGAGTTCCATTTAGATGTTCCTCCAAAATTCTAGATTGGAGTAGCGGGCGATTGTTTCAGGTAGGAAAATGTCTTTAGGGTCACGGGATTGTTTTTCTAAAGATGGTCGGATTGTGTGCAGGTGTTTGATACCTGTCAAACTGTTTTCTTTAATTCCCTCTATATTACTGATGTTGTCATATGTGTGCGTGAAACTGTCTATTTCTAAGAACTTGTAGATTGCTTCTATTTCTTGTTGCGGGTTTGCAATCAGATTGTCGTATTCAACGAAATGAAACATGTCGCGATGTTGTGGGAAAGTAGCGTTTTTCATGAAATGGATGCAGGTTGGGATGTCTTTGTCGTATCCCATAAGCCAATCGGCTCGTCGGTCTGCAAATGGTTTGTCAGGAAAAGTGTTTTCTTTTACACGCTCATCAATAACATTGTTCGCTGATTCTGTTGACGCATTAATAATTGTGTCAAATGATGCAAGAATATCTAATATGTTTCGTACAGGACAAATAATTTTAATGTTCTGCGTAATATATTTATGTATTAATTCAACACCAACAGGTTTAGTCCAATGAATGTTTTTATCTATAACATATTTAACATTTTTGTCTGCATAAAAAATATGTGGAGTTGAAGAAATAACATTGTTTATACCAATGTTTCTATCAAAGTCTTGGTTTTCAAGTTCATCAAAATAGGTGGTTTGTTTACCCATCATCCTGAACAACGGACTCGCAGGAGACACCCACAAATCAGGGTTTTGATTGAGGATTGCTGAAAGAACGGTCGCTCCAGAGCGTTGCAATCCCGCCATGAAGAAAAACTGTTTCACAATTTGAGTTCTAATTCCTTCACCTTAGCAGACAATTCTTGTACCGCCCGCACCAACAAAGGAACAAGACGACCGTACGATGCTTCCAATTTTTCAGGATTGTTACGGTAAGTGAGTTGCAAATAATCGTGGGCGTCAACAGAGTCTTCTGCTTCAACAAGATCCTGAGCAATGAATCCAATATCTTTGATACCGAATTTTCCTCCGTCACGCATCATCCAAGTGAACTCAACAGGTTCAAGGGTGTCAATGAAATCTAAACCAAAACGCAACGGATAAATGTCTTGCTTGTCGCGTTCGTCAGACAAACTGCTAATAGTTTGAACTTGACAACGCAAAGTGGCAATAGATGAGTTACCTAAAGTGATTTCGTTGCTAACACTAGAACTAGACGAAGAAGCGTTGTAACCAATAATTATTGAGTTGGAACCTGTAGCAAAGTTGTTTGTTCCGCTATTACCTGCGTTTTTTCCAATAAAAATGCTGTTAGTGCCAGTACTGATGTTGTATCCCGCAGAGTGACCTAAGCCAACATTGCCACCACCAGTACTAGAAAACCACAACGATTTTGCACCTACTGCAACATTTTCGCCACCAGTTGCCCCTGAACCGTAGTAATCGTAATACGCGGGAGCCCACCTAGACATTGCGGCATAACCCATAACCAC